ACAGTAGCCCCATGTAGCCGTCTTTCATGCCGAAATAAACGTTACCCCATACCTTGGCGCGTATAGCACTTTTTAGTACAGGCTCTTTCATGGAGAAAGGGTCAACGGCAGGGATGAAAAAGCCGCAGCCCTTCTCAACTTTACTCCAGGGTATGTTCAGCTGCATCTGATTCAAGCAACATTTTCTTGTTCCTCATCGGGTATTATGTCTTCAATATGCATATCAGTTTCCCGTTTGCTTATACATATTACATTAACGCGCATCTCAGGTAAGTGTGTATCTGCCAATAGATTCTTCTTTACAAACGTAACCTTAGTATTTTCCATTTCAGATACCCGCGCTTTAAAGTCTTGGTATGAAAAGCTCATGGAACTGCACCATTTCTTCATGATGTTCTCTTCCACGTACATATCCACCCAACCCGCTGATTTTATGCCTACTTCTACACGGCCTGTTATTTCGCCACGTATGGAGTCGGCAAGATTCCGGCCATAGCCCGCCATACTAGTTACTTTTTCTCTAGTATCATCAGGTTGTACAAACAACAGCCCCTTAGCATTATCGCGCAGGTATTCAGTAACCACATCGTTTACGCTGCGCACGCTAGTTAAAGCCAGGGCCCGGTTCGCTTCCACAATCTTAATAAACGTTTCTGTTATTTTGTCCATAGGCAACTGTACAATACCAGCTCTATTTGCAAGTATTCCCCCAGCAATGCACGCTGCCACGGAACTGTGCCACATACGTTCATTGTCCCTGAAGTACTTCTTAATGTTGTCTTTCACTTCATTAACAGTATGCTCACATAGGGCTAAATTGCTTACCATAAACCTAACGAATAGTTCTCCGGCTACTCCATAGTTCTCATTTATATACTGCATAGCTTTAGTGTCATCTTCTGAAAAATGCTCCAGTTCTTTCCACACGTTTATTGATAGCGTGCGCTGCAGCTCGCCCAGGGAGGAGTGTTTGCGCGCACCTGACATATACTCCGTAGGATGCGTGTTGGAGGATATGATTGCAATGGAGTTCCAAAATGTGGTATTACGCCGTTCTTTATTAGATGCTGGGTCAAGCTTATGCTTCCAGCTTCCGCTGGAGTATTTAAATGCAAAGTTAGGGTACCACTCAGGATCATTACGGATTTTAGTCGTTGCTTCATCTACCCCAAACGGGAGACTGTGAAGCTGGCCTGCGTGGTTAAACATGGTGGTATCTGATGTGTCAGGGTGTACGCGGTACGTTGTTGGGTTCCCCCAAATAGATGACACCATATTTAGTGACAAGCTTTTGCCTGTACCGCTGAATGTTGACCCGATGTGATACACAATGCTCTCAGTCATCTTGGTAAAGCGATAGAGCGGCGCACCGAACCCCACCAAGCCAAAACACATAAGCTCATACATCTGCCGCTTCTGCAAGAACTCCATGAACTTGCCCCATTTCTCCAGCGTGCCTTTCGGGGCTGTAGCTTGGTTTATATTCTCAAGATCAGGCATCGGCATTTTTATTATGCCCTTGGAGGTATATATGCGCCCGTTATAAACAAACGAGTCATCCTCTTGCCAGCCGTAATGATCTGGGATTTTAAGTGCGTGCCGTGAAGATGATATTGCCTGGCAGCTACTGCGAACAAACCCAACCAAGTATTTATCAACGCCCTGATGCATCGCAACAATATTGTTATTAGCCAGCCATCCCAACAGTTCATCAGGTCTGGTTATTAGGCGCTGCGGTATCGTAATTTCAATGGCACCTTCAGGGCGCATAGCAATCATATGTATATAATGCACGCCACTCTGGTTCAGTATATCTACGGCAAACAAGTCATAGGGCAGCACAAGCGTGTCCTTGTGTGTCTTGCGCCCTGTATCTTCATCTTTTATATACTCCCTGTAGAATATGCCGCCTTTTTCACCATAGGCGAACCCCCACGGTGCTTCTGGTCTGGTGATTACGGCCTTACCTGTTTGCGCATCTTCTTCAGAGTTTATGCTTAATACGGATGCATCAATCTCAACTTTTTTAGCATCTGTAGTAGTAGCGTATGAGTGCCCCAATGCCAAAGGGTTTGTAATTTTCCCCCAGTGTGGGCATAACTGGCATATGCCTGCATGTATTTTGTCTACCGCAGCACATGAATATGGCCCACCATGTACTTTAATTTCGTTAAGCTTTTTATGCATCAGCTCCCTGGCATACGGGTGCATATCAGTCAGTATTTCGCAGGACTTAGGCCCATCAGCACATTTTTCAGCCCAAGAAAGGGTTGCGCGCCATAGGGGCTCCATGTTCTGTTCAGCGGCGTGCAGCAGGTAGTACTGTAGTTGCCCACATCCCTCTGCTATAGGCTTACGAATAATGTCCTCAAACCGAGTTTCAGAGTTATTAATCAGGGCTATCCTGGCACCTGTACTTTCTTTAGGGGCTGTTGGTTTTGTGCCTTTTAGTCCGGTTGTGTCTGTTGGTAGCTCAGCTATAGGTGTGTGCTGTTGAAGTAACTCCTTGATTTTATTGAAGTCAAATATACTTCCTGTTTGCACAATATCCACAGAGTGCGCTGGGCGGTATTGCAGGCCACCTTTTAAACCATGATTTGTAGTGCCCGGTACGCGCAATATGCGTACAGAGTCAGCCGGAACCGCCTCGTCAATAATCAAACCCTGGTCAATACAGAGCTTTTTAAAAGCATCAGCTACAGGCTGCCACAGGGCCACAGGAACGTCTTCAGTAAATGGCCAGTATGCATGTACCCCGCCCCCTGAATCGTTGAGCCACGGCAATCCTAGTGAGTCCATTCCGGTAGTTTTCAGAAATTCTTGCAGTGCAACAACAGCATCAACTTTAGTCAGGTACCCTTTACCGTCTTTTGCCTTATTCTGGCCACAGTCTAAATCTAAAAATAAGGAACGTAGTGCAACTACGTTAGGCTTAGTGCGCTTACCTTTTACTTTGAATGATGCCAGGGCGAAGTAAATATCATGCTTCCATGGATATGTAGCATCCAGCATGCCTATTACGGTGTCTTTGAAAGCGTGCTTGGGTTTAGCAGGAGATACAGAATTGTTCAGTTCAACAGCGCAATAGACACCAGAAACTGGCAGCAATGCCGTTAGGAATTCGAGCGGTTCCATGGAAAGTCCTTGATTTAATTAAAGAACCGCTCTTTGGCGGTATTGTACGCATCATCCGCAGAATCGGAAGCCATGGTAATCTCCACAAGCTCCTTCACCCGATCTCTGTAAGCGTTAGTAACTGTACCACCAAACATCCAGTTATAAACTGTTTGTCGTGTTGCTCCGAGTAATTCAGAAATACGCATGACTGACAAATCTAAATGTATCGCCCAGCGCCCTAACTTAGCCCCCAGATTTTGTCCAGCATATTTAACACGCAGTTTAGTTTTTTTTGAATAGGCCATTTTTGTTCCCAGAAAAACCGGGGGCGTAACTGCCCCCGTTATAGATACTATCTATTCCATTTGCCGACAACATCTTTCAGCGCATTTTCCTTACTAGCATCTACAGGTGCTTCAGGTGCTGTTCTGCGTACTACAGGCTCGTCTATTGGGGGCTCTGTTTGTACAGGTGCTTCTGCTTTGGCAGGGCGACCACGACGCTTAACAGGGGGTTCACCTGCTTCAACTTTAGGCTCTGCTTTCGGTGCTTGCGGTTTTGGCGATTCAAACTCCGCGTTACTGGTTGGTGTTTCTTTAACGCCATCACGTTGGGCCACAGTCATGGTAACAGCAGCCAATGCATCAGCACTTTTGCCAGCTTGCAGAACTTGCGCATACTCTTCATCAGAAACGTAGTCCATGGCCTTGAAGAACAGCTTGGGGCTGGCTTCCTTGGTATCGAAGCGCATACGGGTGATGACTTGATTGGGGTCAACATTGTTAGCTGCCAGCCATTGAGCATAGGCTTGCAATGGGCGGTTATCGCCTTCTTCTTTGCCAAAAATAGACTTGGCAGGAACAACAACTTGTAGTACGTCACCAGCAATATCATTGGCCAGAACTACAGCCATACGTTTTTGATACCGGCATGCTTTAGTTTCCCCAGTGCCTGAACCAGCAATGTTTTGTGGGCAAGAGGCACAATCATTGCACTGTTGCTTAGTTGCTTTCGGGTCAGGTTTATCTCCGTCTTGCGACCAGCACAAAGGCGCAACAATATGGTCTTCATCAAATGTACCTTCGTAAAAAATACGACTGATCTTAGGCGCTGCCGCAACAATAACTACATCAAGATAGCGTTCATCAATAGCTGCTAATTCTTTGCCGCCTGAAATCAAGCGAAATACACCCCCCTTAATTGATACGCGCTTCCCATACCCACCTGCGCCACCAGCTAAGGCAGTTGACAGTTCCGATGGTGCAGTGCGGTTCTTAACAAAGTCCGGTACGTTGGCCTTTGGGTTGAATTGAATTACATTAGTGTTCATGCTTTATTTCCTTAAGTAGGTTTACGTACAGATATTTCATACTTGGATTCCGAATTCAGTCCGGGTGGGATTACTCCGGGATTGTCTTCCAGAAACGTCTTTAGATTGGTCTGAGCAATACGGCGTTCAAATAGCGAAGTAGCCCTATGCTCTACTACAAACTTATCAAACTCTTCCCAATCATTAGTGAAGTACCGCGTCTTTTGCAGCAAAGATACCGTGCCCTGTGCCGTTTTTAGGGATTTCAAACCGGCCTCAAGCATATACCCTTTCAGTGCACTTGAAACAACATCTTGTTCTGATTCAAGATTTCCTAATTCTGCTTCAAAACTTTTAGTTAGCTCTTCTTTTGCGGAACGTATGTTCCTGTATGCCTGTACCAGCGCATCTATCTTTAGTTGGTCCATTGTTTTTCCTTGTGGTTATTATGTCTATCTTTATACACCTGTTTTAATCATCATGCAACTCCTCTTCGTAAAGTTTAACGAGTCCATCATGCAACTCCTCACGGTCTGCCAGCCGCCTAAACATCCTGCGTTCAATATCACTGCTTTGCAATAGCACCACAGTAACTTTGTCGCTACTTTGCCCAAATCTATCTGCACGTGCAATACATTGAATGTATGTTTCCAATGACATAACCGGGCCCCAGAAAACCACAGTATCAGCAGCAGTCAACGTAACTCCATGCGATGCGGCTTGAGGCTGGATAATCAACACTTTCAAATCCTGCTCTTCTTGGAACCGTTTAAAAATCTCAGTGCGTTTAGTTACAGAAACATCACCGTGTATCAATGCACACCCTATCTTTTCCTTAATTAAAAACTCTTCAATAAACGATATGCTGTGCCGGTATGGAACAAATATTAAAATCTTCCGGCTCGTTTCTTCAATCACTTCCATAAGCACATTAAGACGTGGCTTGCAGTCAAACTGGAGCGTTTCATGAGTATCTGTATACGCACCCCCGCTACTAATCTGCAGTAACTTATTAACCCCAGCAGCAGCATTTACTGCGGTAATAGTCTCACCTGCTGCACTCACCAGCATGTTATCTTTTAGCAGCTTGTAGTATTTCTTTTGCTGCGGTGTCATTTCCACATCTCGTGTCTCTGTAAGCACAGGAGGCAAGTCCAGGCATTCTGCCTTGGTATGGCGTATAGCAGGCTGTAGCGCATCAAACACGCGCTGATTAGCCCCAGGTTTAGGCACCCACTTATACATGGATATTTTATTCATAACCATATCGCGCCATGCAGAAACATACTTAGGTATCGCATTGGGATTTATAAGCTTGGCCAGTCCATAAGCTTGTTCAGGAGACTGTGCCGCTGGCGTTCCTGTCATCATCCACAGCATAGTGGACGGATGCGCTTTCATTATCATGTTAAGATTCTTCCAGCGTGTAGTAGCCGTATTTTGATAATGTGACGCTTCATCAGCGATAATTAAATCAAACGTGCCATCGCGGATAATTTCATCTTTGATAATGTTCAAGCCGTCATAGTTAGTAATTACTATTTCGTAGTTTTTTCTCACCAGTTCCACACGTTTACTTCCATCTGTGTGATATGCAACTACTGCACTCCTATGAATTATACTCTTTGTAATATCCCCCATCCATGCAGAGCGCATAATAGACAGCGGGCAAATAACAAGCACACGGCGCACTTCGCCTTTATTCATTAAGTAATCTGCAGCCCATAATGTAGCTACCGTTTTTCCTGTATTACCGGAAGCAAACACACACCCATTCCTTCTAAACACTAAAAAAGAAGTTGGCACGGTAAAACAATATTTAAACCCGTCAGTAGATGGTTTTTCAAATACGGTAGGTTTTGTTTTATTTTTTAGTGCGAGCGCTATTTGTTCCGATGCTCGCACTGTTACTATGTAGCATGGGGTTTTTCTATGCGAATCTATCGTAATGCGCGCTATTTTTCCAATAGAAGAAAACATAAACTGTACAAAATCAGCGCTATTTTTATTTGTGCTAAAAAACTGGGAGCCTTTAGCACCAGCACGAACACAGCCATCCCACATAAAAACTTCAGAACGGAGTACTTCAAGTTGTGTTGCAGATACCCCCCAAAAATAAGAACCAAACTCTTTCGTTTTAATCGGGGCATTAAATCTAAATATATGGAATCCTTTAGCTGTAGCTGTGTTTTGTTTTCTTACTATATACTCAATACCTGCTGCCTTTAAAATACTATGCATTCTAGCAACTTTTCGATCTTTTTTAAGACGAACAGTACACCAATTTGTATTGCTTTTACTAAAATGCCCATCAGCTATAACAGCTACTTGTACACGCAGCTCTGCATCAGATAAAGCTACTCCAATACTTCCGCCCCACTGAAATGCTGCAGGTATAGCCATATGGCCAAAACCCGGAATCCCTCCAATTAGTCTGCGACTTCTTTTTATTTTTGCATGAAAATCATTATGAGCTTCATACACTTCCTGCGCTGTAAGTACATCAAATAGTTTTGGGTTGGCATCACTCAACAATATCATTCTATGCTCTGGGGATAGCATTTGATCTATGCCGTACTTAGTTTTTATGTGCAGCATAGCTGCACATGGTTTTTTAATATAGTCCGTAGGATGTACAAATTCTATGTGCCCAGTACCCGCATGGTACTGTGCTACTTCCCCAGAAGTATATTCAGATATTCTTCTCCACCCAGTCGGTGAAAGGTATTCAGTATCTGAATCAACGCAACCAGCTTCACTCAACACAAAAGCTTTGCGGTTCATTGTAAGAAAAGACGCAGTGTCTATTTGATGTTGCATGGGTTTGTACTTTCCCGGCCAATCATATTCTTTCTGTATCGGTGAAGGTGTATTTAAGAACCCCATATTTTTTAGCACACGTGCTT